GCGCGACGGCACAACGCGCCCTTGCCCGGGTACAATACCTGCAGGACACCTATAATATAGAAAAGGAATGGCGCGAGAAGAACCGCCAGGACTGGATTGACTACAACAAGGAATACGGCACTTACCAGGACAAGCGCCTTGCCATCGTGCAGGATTATGGACTGAAGATAGCCCGTGCCGAAACCGAAGGCGAGAAGGAATCACTGAAAAAGAAACGGGACAACGACTTGAAGGAACTGGACTTCGGGGAATTCAAGAAGACCGTCAACCTGGCCGACGTATTCGGTAACCTGGACGGACAGAGCACTGAAGCGCTGTCCGTTCTCCGCGACAAGCTGAGGGAATATATCAGCGGTGCCGCCAAGGAGCTGCGCCCGTCCGATTTAAAGGAATTGCAGGATGCCCTTACGGATATAGACCTGAAGATTGCCGACCGCAAGCCTTTCCAGGAATTGAAACGTTCGCTGGCGGAGTACGGCGAATCCCAGGCGGCAGTGGAGAGCGCCCAGGAAGACCTGAACACCGTAATGGCAGGAGGTGAAGTGG